GTGCATCAGTTGTATCCGACAAATGACCTGACAAAGCAGTATTAAGCGTGTTAAGATCGGAACCAACTTCCTGGAGAGCCACCTCAACATTAGTACCCGTGAAGTAGTTGCCTGCATCAGCGATACTGACATCGTCCGCATCACCGCCACCAGCCGGCTGCCATGTCCCATCATCTCGAAGGAATCTACCACTTTGAGTTGTTGGTCCGGGAACAAGACCTTTTTTATTCGCGGCGAACACAGGAAGAAGCTCTGTAACCTGCGCCGGAGTTAGATCCTGCGGCGATCCTGTCCCTGACTCTACTCGACCTTTGATCGTACCTGTTGGCATATCAGCCAACTTGTCGTTATTAATCGAGTTATCAGAAATTATTGTCTCTAGATCAATAGCTGACGTTGGCGCTGCTGACCACGAAGCGTCAGGAGGGTTTTCTGCTATTTGCAGACTAATCTGTCTACCACCGACAAGACGATAGTACAGCTCCTTATCGGCACCGAAGCCTACTGTCGGATTAGAAGGATCTACAGGGTACCATTTGTAGTCGTACCATAGAAGTGATTCTGACGAAGAATCAGAGTTGTATAAGCCATAGAAGAATCGATTCGTAGGCGAATCACCAAAATCGGCGCCACTTCTACTGTTGGCATACTTGACATGCAAAAACCTCTTTTGGTAAAATGGCACGCTCGAAACGGGATTAGGGGCTGTGCCACTGTCGTTAGAGACGCTCCCCGTTTTTTGTTCAGCAACATGCTGGGACAAACGGTTAAGATACTCATCGAGTTCTTGATTACCAGTAAACGGAGGAATGAAAATCATTCTTACTATCTCCTAGATGCAGACGGCTCAATATTGAGACCAAGATAAGACAATCGCCAGAAAATATTCGCCCCGATCTTGTAATTCAAGAATCGTCCGATTTTCCTTGTGTCAACTTTATATCCATTTGTTTCATTCTTAGGCGTAATAACCTGGGTATCGCGCCCGCTTGTATTGCTAAAGTCGGCTACTTTATCGTATACGTTCTGCGAGGTTACTGTCACGTTGACGGTATCTGTTGCAAACGTCTGAAGAATAGGGGCAATACCTGAAATATAGTTCGTACCGAATGGATCACCTGAGAATAGTTTTTCCCGAGTAACATACGACGGATACGACTCAAGAGTAAGCGTAGTCGGATTAAACATGAAGTATCCACTGTCCATGATCAAAACTTCAGCACGATCACCACAACCCAACAGGGTATCACCGTTGCTATACCGGAACAAACCGGACGAAATCAGGGGCGAAATAAACATGGATGTCAAGTTAGGCAAAGTCCTAAAAGTCCAAGTATTATCCACGTAATTCCAGATTGCAGCCTTGTTGCATTTTCCCGACGAAGATGCACTAGGATAGCAAAGCCAAATTTCTTTGAACTTGTTATTCTTGATAGCAAATACATTCGCGGCGTGAATCGGATTTAGATCTAGGAAAAAGAACTTTTTGATCTTTGCTTCAGCAACAGAAGTAAATTGGCCGGAGCCATTATGGACGTAGATATCATTCTGATCAACAACAAAGTGATTGTTATCGAATTCAACAACACAGTTCGGACCGAGAGCTCCGCGTCCACTGGCCAGCGGGCGTACAGACGAAACACCACCTTGGAGAGACAGGGCATGGATGCTGTCGTTTGTATAAACCATCATGTTGCCCCTGAGTTCAAGCATTTCTTGAATGGGACTTGATGCATTGATTTCGAATTCATCAGCAGTGTCAGTTGTAAGACCGGGTTGCCACACAGAAGGAAACGCGCCAACAACCGCTTGCACTGAAATACGGATAGTAACCGGCGCTTCAGTGACATTCGGTCCAGTCGTGAAGGTCAAGTTTCCGGCAACAAGCGAGTAACCAAACGGACGGATTACTTTAGCTGTAATAGTTGTGCCCGGCTGATAGTTCCAACCTGGGAACTCCTGCAAAGAAAAGTTTGCTAAGGGATCCGAGTATAGAGCATATAATGGGGTTGATTTACCATTGTTGGCGAAGATGGCATATCCACCACCAAATCGATCTAGCTGCCACTTGCTGTTGGCGTACTTGGAATCTGAAGAAGTCAGCAGAGCCGTTTCGCTGCCAGCAGAGTTCTTAGCATAAGCGTACCCATCATTGATAATGACAGAATAGCTGTTATCGGGTCTTCGCCAGTGAATGCCAAATTCAGGATTAACACCTATGCCGGTGATGATAGGGCTCTCACCGGGTATTGTTTCGATGGACCCATCAGTGAAGCGCACATTTAGGGCATCGGTCATTACGTTCTCAGGAAGAAGGGCGGGTTGAGTATCTTTGACAACGCCACCCCTCCCAAGGTCTTTAACAGGAACCAGTTGCCCCATATGTAACTCCTCTCATTCTTTCTTTTCGTCTTGAAGTTTCTTTAGAGCGTCGTATCGAGCACGACATGCAATCAGCGCTTGTCGGAGGATGTCTCCTTTGGAAGCCTCCCCTGCAAGAAATTCTCCATCCTCTCTAAAAAGCTTCCCTCCAGTGCAGCTTGTTCCGCTGCTGTCAGCGGGGGTTGTGGCGGGATTACTGCCGGTACTGGGATGAGAATCGGCGGGTCTTTGGGGACGGTTCCGCACGCTGTCACGAAGAGCAGTGTAGCGACGATTACTGTCAGTGATCGCATCTTCTTTATCCTTTTCAATCTGTGCAACTTTCGTAGCTACGGATTCTTCATAAGATCGTTGTGCTTGGAATTGCTTATCTAGCAGTGTCTGAATTTGTTCTTTAAACTTCGCGAGCTCGAGCTGACCTTTGGTGCTGGCAGTACTGTAGCCGTTATCGTATCCAGACTTATATAGGTAGAATCCTACGCCGACTAGACTGAGAACTACTACAAGTACCGCAGCAACTTTAGCTCCAATACTCCACGCTTTTAATGCGGGGATCGACCAATACATTGTTTATACTCCGCTTCTCTACGGATAGTTAGCCCACGTAGCGGCTGACCCTTGAATTTATCCCATCGAAGAATTTCTTTGCAGGCAGCTTCATAGTTACCAGCGTTGAGATGCCTTGCAAGGGTCGATTTACAGAAGGCATTCTCGCCAATGTTATATGTCAGTGACACAAAAGCGTCAAACTCGTATTGGTACATTGGTACCGGTGCGCATCGTTTTACGGCTTGTTCAAACTTGTTAGCATCTTTGAGGAGTCTAACAAGGGCTCTTTCAGGAGTGATTTTATCTCCCATCTTAACACCTTCGGTTGTCCCGAAGCCGATAGTAGGTACATCACCCGGTACAGGGATATACGCCTGACCCCTGAACTGCTCATGTAAAGCAATACCAACTAGAGTAGAAGCAGAAATGGCTAATGCAGCGATATTAGTCCTCATGCCCATTTGAAGCCTCTTTTTTATTTTGATTCGCTTTGACGTCCCTATGGATTTGGTAAACCTTATGCCCAATCATCAGAACAGTGTAAATTAGCGTTGCCCAAAGAACAAGATCATGGACATGAACACCGGCTAAGGTAGCTACGGCAACTCCCGCAGGCGGCCCTGCTTTTGCGGCCATAGTAGCGGCAGAATCGGCGGCTTGTTGTGTGTACATGTCGGTTACTCCAGAATATTTATGGTGATGAAATAAATTGTCCATTTTCAATCTCAAATCTAATACGAAGATCGCGACACATTCCCGCGTGTTTTAGATGGCTACCTTCAGACAATGTAGCAATTTGCCTTTCGACGGTGTAACGGTCACGCTGCTGACGGTAATAAAGGCGATCATTTCGAAGGTAGAAAATAAGAACGTCTGAATAGTTCGCCTGCTGCCCAATCCTGCGTTTATCGTCGTGAGTTACCACCAGATCAATAGAATCAGAAGGTAGCTGTGTAGTGTTGTAGTTTGCAATTGTTGAGTCGTACCAGTAAAAGAACGAGTCACCTTCTCCCGTAGAATACGCAATAACAGGTCGCATGTTACTATCAAAAGAGAACGACAATCTTATAACGTTAGCAACAGTAATTACTAATGTTTCAATTTCAGTTCGCATGTTCTTAAGATAGATTCCACCTGTAGAAGAATCGTAGCGGGATGACCAAGCATCTTTTTGAAGACCTTGGGAGCCATCCCCAATGGACACCCCACCAAGCTCGTAACGAACTATTTCTGTGTATGCTAGATCATCAGGGAACAAGAAAGGTGAGGGTGTAATTTCTTCAACAATTTTGTTTGATGGGAGAGCCATACATTACGCTCTTGCCCAGGATGCCGTAAATGTCAGCGTCAGAACTTGAGTATTTAATTTGGTTATACTATTGTCGAATGCTATATGCCACACTGGGCCGTCATTTGACATTCGTCCCTGAATTGTTTTGATTGCGCCATTACTCTGGTTCAGCCCGAAGGTAAACGTACTTGTTCGCGAATATGAGCCAAGAACGTACGCTGCATGCACCGGCGATGTGCCGTTGCCGAGCGTGCCGCCGCTAGGGGTTGAGTCAGTAATAGCGGGTAGCCCACCGGTATACGAGGTAATAGAACTTGAACCGCCGAGCCCGGCGAAGGAAATACCCGTAGATGCAGTAGCCTTCAGAGAACTGATGGCGCCAGCCCGGCGTTGAAAGCCAACAGTTCCAACTCCTGTGATCGTTGCGGATCCCGCCACGGTCGTAGTTGGCTGCCGGAAGCGCAACTCGTAGAAAACATCGAGATACTCGTCTGAAAGTACAGTAATTGTTGTGGGGTTGCCACTACCATCAAGAATCAATGCTCTTGAGAATAAAGTGTTTGCGGCCCAGCCGATACCTACTTCGCTGTAGTTGCCATTCAGAGAACCGGGATTAAAACGA